GTGGTCTCCGTACCCGGCCGTGCCGAGCAGTTCCACGAGTTCGTCCATCTGGTGCTGACGCAGGCCCCTACTGTAGTACCGGTAGGTTAGTGCTTCCATGGTCACCGTTGTGTCCTCGGTGCCTATGGCTTTGAAGCGTACGTCCAGTGTACGCTCAACGGTTTGGTCGATCCTCTTGTCTAGCTTTCGTCCATTGGCGGGTGCGCACCGCCTTTTCATCGAGTCGATGAGTGGACACCGTGTCCGCGGGTACATTCCTTGAAGTAAACCGTGCTGGAAATCAAGGGCGTCACGCTCTAAACTGTGGACCCTGGGCACATCGCCGCGCGCCGTTCCGCTGCTGCGGAGTAGCACGCCCAATAGCAGCACGGGCTGCCAGACTCCGTAAATGTCCCGCACAGGGGTGTTTTTCAGGAAGTCCATCTCCTCGAAACGGTAGCACTGTTCCAAGGTGACCTCGTAACCAGTCGCCGCTACGGCGGCTTGCAACTCGGCAGTCGACTCCCCGGGACATTCCGAGAGGGCGATGCCGATACTGATCGAGGCGTTGTTGTTGATGAGGGTGGTGATAGTGGACCCGGAGTATAGCGATGCCTCCCTAGGCGTGAGCTTCACCTTCCGGATGACCCGGTTTGGGTCCGTCGGGTGTGGCACACGTTCGGGGAGGCGCACGACAATGGGTGCCTTACACTGGTCAGTGAGGATTTGCATGTCGGCGCGCGCTCCGGGCGGGGTCAAGTCGCGGGTGTGGTTGAAGAGTGCTTCGGTGTGCGATGTGTCGCACTTAGAGATGTCGCACTTGTACCAGAGAATCCGCCCGTCCTCAGTGACTCGCACATAGGCGGAGTCGTCCGAGAAGTAGACGAAGTAGTGGGCGGTGTGAGGCGAGTACATTTCGTTGAAAATTTCGCGAAGTGCATCGGTGCTCGGCTGGGCGCAAAAGATCATACGCAGAGTCCCGTGTTGAGTCTCGACGGTGATCGGGGTGGAGTAGGGCCCCTTAGCAACCTTGGTGCTGCGGAACCCCTGTAGGGATGCCGGGCATCCCAAATCTCCTATCCCTCTGCCTGGCTTGCACTTGTCCCCGTCGGCTTTGGCAAGCTCGTCTTTCTTGAGCTTGTAGGCACCTTCTCCACGCCGTAGCCAGAGTCGCTGGCCGGCTAACCCGGAGTCGTTGTGTGCGTCCCACCACGAGTGTATTCGCAGTTTCGCCTTAGGGTGCGGGTCCGCATAGTGTAACGCGGCCTCCTCGTACCATCCCCTCCAGTCCTGGAAGGCAACATTGAGCCGCCGGCGCAGCTCGTCCCACACAGGGTGCGGCCGACTCAGGAACTCTGCCTGATTGGCCCGCATCACATCCTCGTACGCATAAGCCTCT